AAGGAAGCGACGTGGACAGTTAATAAAGTGTCTACTCAACCGTCCCAAGGGGCGGTTTTCTCGTTATTATAGGTATATACGAAACGAACACTATGTACGCATTTAATGAAGTTAAGGGACATCTTGCTAGACTCCTTGCCACAGAAAACCTTATTGTAGAAAACCGTGAAGTAGCGACTGCTTCATTCAATGTTGAAACTCGTACTCTTATTCTACCCCTCTGGGAAAAGGCAGAAGACATCGTGTATGATCTTCTAGTATCTCATGAGGTTGGACATGCTCTATACACTCCACAACAGGAATGGAAGGTAACCTATCCACATCTTCCACAGTCCTATGTAAACATCACTGAGGATGCCCGTGTTGAGAAGTTGATGAAGAGAAGATATGCAGGTCTTACTAAAACATTCTTCAATGGTTACAAATCACTTCATAGGCAAGACTTCTTTGAACTTGCTGAAGATGACTTAAGTTCTTACAGTTTTATTGACCGTATCAATTTATATTTCAAAGTTGGTAACTTTGTTACTCTTCCTTTCAATGAAGCAGAAAAACCATTCGTTAAGAAAGTAGGTGATGCAGAAACTTTTGATGAAGCACTTAAAATTGCTGATGAAATCTTCAAGTATGTAAAAGAAGAAAATGAAAGAAAGCAAGAGTCATTAAAAGATTTACCTACTCCTGATAGATCTGAAGAGTTTGAAGGAGGAAATACTCCTACAGAATCATCTGACGAAGAACCTACATCTGATGAAGAACCTAACTCAACTGCAGAAGTTGAAGTAAAGAAAGATGATCAGGATGATGAAAAGTCTGAAGTAACCAAAACTGAGAGGACTGGTGGTTCCCATGGTGATGAACAAGTAAAAACTGATGATATCTTTACTAAGAACGTCTCAGACCTTAACAACGAAAACAGTAAAGGATCTCCTATCTATATGGAGTTACCTAAAATCAATCTTGATAATCTTGTAATTTCTAACTCTGAGATTTACAAGACAATAACTGAATACTGGACAGAAGAAAAGAGACGTATTGAAGAGTCTAACCCTAAATACGATTCAACTAAACTCTTTGCAACTGTTGATGAAAGTTTTGCAAAGTTTAAAAAGTCTGCACAAAAGGAGGTAAACTATCTTGTCAAAGAATTCGAGTGTAAAAAATCTGCTGACGCATATGCCCGTGCTACTACTAGTCGGACTGGTATTCTCGATACAACTTTATTACACACTTACAGATATAATGAAGACGTATTCAAAAAAGTCACAGTAGTTCCAGATGGTAAGAATCATGGATTGATATTTGTACTTGATTGGTCTGGTTCTATGCAACATCAGTTGTTAGAAACTTTGAAACAGATGTACAATCTTCTATGGTTCTGTAAAAAATGTCAAATTCCTTTTGAGGTTTATGCCTTTACTAATGAATACAAAATCAGAACTCGTACTATGGATGAAGTCAAGAATATGAGTCCTGTTGATGAGTTAAAGGCAAATCAATTCAATATTCCTGAAGAGTTTAGTATGCTTAACTTGTTCACTAGTAAAGTAAGAACTGCTGAACTTAATGAACAGATGAAATTAATTTTCCGTATTGCCCATGGATTCTCTCATAGTTTCTATGATGTACACTACAGTTATCCTTATGCTCTTGGATTATCAGGAACTCCTTTGAATGAAGCACTAACATCTCTTGATGCAATTATTCCTCAGTTCAAACAGCAAAACAAACTCCAGAAAGTTCATTGCATTGTTCTTACTGATGGAGAAGCACAATGTAGTAAAATGAATTCTGTTGTTAAGAGACCTTGGGATGATGATACACATATGGGTACTCGTGGTATTGGTCAAAGAGTGATTCTTCGTAATCGTAAGAATGGACATTCTTATACCTTTAATGACTGGTGGGGAAATCATACAAAGAGTTTCAACCGTTATATCAAAGATCAATTCCCAGAAGTAAACTTGATTGGTATTCGTGTTTGTGCTACTCGTGACTTTAGTTCTTTCCTTCGTGATGGACTTGATCAAGAGTGTAACCAATATGAGAAAATATTAAATGAGTGGAGAAAGAGTCGTGCTGTTTCTTTTGATGGATATGGTTATAACAAACAGTTTGCTATCGCATCAAGTGCTTTGAATAATGATACAGAGTTTGAAGTTAAAGAAGATGCTACTAAGGCACAGATCAAGAGAGCATTTGGTAAGTCACTTAAAACTAAGAAGATGAACAAAAAGATTCTCTCAGAATTCATTTCAATGGTGGCATAAATAATACTATGACAGACATGAATTATATGGATATGAGAGAAGATGAAGAGGTCTGGCCAGACGTCAAAAGTATCATTCATTGTATAAATTTACATGGAGATAATTTAGTTGGTGCTGAGATAGGAGTTCATGTTGGAGAAAGTTTTTTAACTCTATTGCAAACTTGTCCTAACATATCAAAACTTTATGGTGTTGATCCGTATGTTCCATATGTTGATTATCTAAAAGAAGAAGGACAAAGTTTTGATCCAATGGTTGTAGATGAAAAAGAAATTGAATATATTAAATTAGTTTCATATCACCGTCAGAAATTTTCTGGTCATAAAGATAAAATTGTGTTCTATGAAATGGATAGTATTGAAGCATCAAAAAAAGTAGAAGATAAATCTTTAGACTTTATTTTTATTGATAGTTACTGCTCATTTGAACAAGCAAAAGATGATATAAAAGTTTGGTATCCAAAAGTAAAAGATGGAGGAATCTTTGCAGGTCATGATTGGAATATGCCTTTAGTTAGATTGGCAGTAACGAAGTTTAGAGAAAATGAAAATATAAAGTCTCGAATGAGTACGTATGACGATACTTGGATCTGGTATAAATAAAACGATATAATATAACATTATGGCAACTATTTGGAGTGTTGATGAACTAGTAGAGGCATCTGCTGTAAATCCTATAGAAGAAATTGATAAAAAATATTATGAATATGGACCAGGATTTGGATACTATATCCTTAGTAATGTCTATAAAAACTTTGATAAGTTCAGGGAAGTAGTCCGCTCATGTCCTGTATATCCAAACATCATGAGTAAACTGAATCCATTTTATACTGGTACAGTTCCTGATCCATTAGTTGCAAAAGTAAGAGATACATTATCTACTAAGAAGTGGCACACTCCAGTTTCTTCGTATATTAATTATTATCATCACTCAATTATTACTGCAACTAAAGCACAAGCATGGCCACACAGTGATAGTTTTGAAGGTAGTGGTAGAGTTTTAGTTTGTAATGGTTGGTTATCTGAACACAACCCTAAGAATAAAACTTGTTTCTACTACAATAAGAAAACTGGAAAATATACTTGGACTGAAAAAGAATATGCAAGTGCTGTTCCTAATTGGAGAAGAAGAGCAGATAATAAATTTAGAAACTTTGTTGAAGATGATACCTTAGTGAAGGTTGCTGAAGCACCAACTGAACCAGGAACAATCAGTATATATTTTAGTGATCAGATCCATGCTCCACATGTTGATTATGATGCAACAGATGAAAGACACTCCTATGTTTTAATGTTTGGAGATAATGCATACATGCAAGACACTGGTGGTCCTGATGAGAATGCGTTGAAACCACCTAATTCAATGTCAGGTATGCTACTGTGACAGTATAATAAAGTGTCCACTCTGTATTGCATTGGTGGTATCATGTATTATAATATTAATATAAATCAAATTACTTTATCATGACTGCCCCATTTGAATTAAAGATGACCGAGCAAGAAGCATTCGACGGATTAAAAAAACAGTTTGGTACTGAGTTCACAACACCAGAGGTTCGTGCATTCTGTGCTATGAACGATATTGCTTATGCTACTGTCACTCGTAAGATTGCACAATACAAAGTTAGCAAAGGTAAGTGGAATCTAACTCTTCAAGAGAAACTTGAGAAGACTTACGAAGCACCATCTGGACAACCAGTAGCAGAGAGAAACCTTGTTCCTGACAAAGACCCCAACTATGTTCCTTTTGGCAACTATACAGATGTCAAAAAGATCATTCAATCTAAAATATTCTATCCTACATTCATCACTGGTCTGTCAGGAAACGGTAAAACGTTCTCAGTAGAACAAGCATGTGCTGCTCTAAATAGAGAGTTAATACGTGTAAACATTACTATTGAGACAGATGAAGATGACCTCATTGGCGGATTCCGTCTTGTCAACGGTGAAACCGTTTGGCATAATGGTCCAGTCATCGAAGCCTTGGAGCGCGGTGCGGTTCTATTGCTTGACGAAGTTGACTTGGCTTCCAACAAGATTCTTTGCCTTCAATCAATCCTCGAAGGAAAAGGAGTCTTCTTAAAGAAGATTGGTAGATTTATTAGTCCTGCCTCTGGTTTCAACATCATTGCTACTGCCAACACAAAAGGTAAAGGTTCTGATGATGGTAGATTCATCGGTACTAATGTCTTGAACGAAGCATTCCTTGAGAGATTTGCTGTTACCTTTGAGCAAGAGTATCCATCAGTTTCTACTGAAACTAAGATCCTTCAGCGTGTTGCTGCTAAAGCAAATGTAAATGCTCCTGAGTTCTGTAAGAGACTTGTAGATTGGGCAGACATCATCCGTAAAACTTTCTATGATGGTGGTATAGATGAAGTGATCAGCACTCGTAGATTGGTTCACATTGTTCATTCCTACAAAATCTTTACAAACAAAGAAAAAGCAATTCAAGTTTGCATCAATCGTTTCGATGATGAAACAAAACAATCCTTCTTAGAATTGTATGACAAAGTTGATGTAGAGTTTCAAATTTCTAAAAATGAATCACTAAAAGATGATGAATCTGTGGAAAAATTATAAAGATGCCCTAAACAAAATGTTCCCTCTGCATTGTGCAGATGGGGATGTTTGGGCAGAATGGGAAAGTAAAGGAACTTCCCTAACAGCAAAGACATACACAACTCCTTACTTTATCAAAGCAAGAGAAGTTGAAATAGGAGATGATAAAAGTTGTATCTACAACAACATCATATATCCAAAGACGGGCAGTAACCTGCCCTGTTTTGGTATGGACTTAATGGGATTCTTTCAAAAGAAAGTCATTATAGTTTTTGACTATCAACATCCAGTAGAAAATTATTTGTTCTCAGTTGATGGATTACCAAAGAGTAAAGGAGACTATCGTTTCTTTGAACCAGGTAATCACTTCTCTGAGAATGTTTATATTGCCAAATGCACCATGGATGAAGTCGATGACCACTTGGAAATGTTTACCAAATACTTGACAAAGTATAGGGATATGGTAGAATTAGAGAAACCCACTGGTGAAGACACTAGTGTTTATAAAGACTTCGATGCTTACATGACTAAACTTGACCCAGTATCAGGATATCTGAAGGGTAAGTTTGGAGAAGATAAAGCAGAGAGTCTTGTTAACGATTTTCTATTTACCTATGGTTAATGCGTGGAGTTTGGCATATGATGTTCTTAATGGAACACTTGATCAGGAATACCCTATTGTGACTAATCATCAATTTAAATATCATGAGGAAGAGATCCTCAAAGACATAGAAGAATATATTTCTTCTACTTACAATGGACATTATACAGGAACTCAACATGAGTTTCGTAGAGTCCAAACTATAGATTTAATGGCATCAAGAGATCTTGCACCTAACTTTTGCCAAGCAAACATTTTAAAGTATGCTAGTAGGTATGGAAATAAAGATGGCAAAAATAAGAAGGACTTGCTAAAAGTCATACACTATGCTATGTTATTATTACACTTCGACAACCACTATGGGAAACCTACAATGACGAGTGGTAATATTGATCACACTATGCCTTAATGATCATGAAATTGAGAAAACATTTTACTATGAAACTATCCGAAAAAACAACCTCTTTGCTCAAGAACTTTTCTTCTATCAATGGTTCTATTCTAGTGAAGGAAGGAACTTCGATAAAAACTATGTCTCCCATGAAAAATATTCTTGCGGAAGCAGTTATTGATGAAGACATGCCAAGGGACTTTGCAATTTATGATTTGCCACAGTTCCTGAATACCATTGATCTGATGGACGGTCCTTTGCTTGATTTTACTAATGAGCACTATGTTGTTATCAAACGTGAACGCAGTAAGTTCAAGTATTGGTTTTGCGATCATACCTTAGTTCCTTCACTTCCAGAAAAAACAATTGAATTACCTAGTAGGGATGTTTGTTTTCAACTAGAACAAGAACAACTACGTCAATTGACTCGTGCTGCTGATGTTCTTGGTCTTCCAGATCTAACTGCTATTGGCGATCGTAATTCTATCAAACTTGTTGCTCGTGATAAGAATAATCAAACTTCTAATGACTATTCAATTGAAGTGGGAAGAACAGATAAAGAATTTATATTTAATTTTAAAAGAGAGAATATTAAGATCATTCCAGAATCTTATGATGTTGTTATCTCTAAGAAACAACTTGCTAGTTTTAGTAACACAAAACTAAACCTTAATTATTTTATTGCCCTTGAACCAGATTCAGTCTACAACGACTAAATCTATTATTTTGTTATGTCTGATTTTCTTTGGGTCGAAAAATACCGACCTAAAACTATTGACGATTGTATTTTACCCACTTCTATTAAGACAACCTTTAAAGAGTTTCTTGAGAAAGGTGAGGTTCCTAACCTCTTACTATCAGGTCCTCCTGGTGTAGGTAAAACTACAGTTGCTAAAGCACTATGTGAAGAACTTGGTGCAGATTACTATGTTATCAATGGATCTGATGAGGGAAGATTTTTAGATACAGTACGGAACCAAGCAAAGAACTTTGCAGCAACCGTATCACTTTCTTCGGATGCAAAACATAAAGTCATCATTATTGATGAAGCAGATAACACAGGAAATGATGTACAACTTCTCCTACGTGCTAACATCGAAGCGTTTTATAATAACTGCCGATTCATTTTTACCTGTAACTATAAAAATAAAATTATTGAACCTCTCCACTCCCGATGTGCAGTTGTAGAGTTCAATATCAAAGGTAAGATGAAGACTCAACTTGCTGCAAGTTTCTATGGACATCTTCGTA